ATTTACTAGCATCAGCTTTAGCAGGATCAGTATAAGAACCATAAAAAACACCTGGTCTTTTTTTCTCTTTAGTTAAAGCACCTGATTCTTCTGCTTTTTTCATTGCCATATCTATAGCTGCATTCATACTTAAACCTTTATCAATACCTTTTTCAATATCTGGTATAAGTAAAGATGAAAGTGCTGCTATTTGTCTTGCAGGTATTGTTTCTTTATCTACACCAGGAAAATACTCAGCAGTAATACGATCTTCTAATTGTGGTATAAGACCTCTACCACTTGTTGCAAAGTCAGCTTTTTTATCTTTAGGTTGACCAGCAATTTCTATTTGTTTATTACGAAGTTCTATAGTAGATTTTTTATATGCATTATCTAATAGAGCTTTTAATTGTTCATTTCTAAATTTACTATTACCAACTAATGCTTCACCTAGTTTTTCACCTTTTTGTCCTCTATTATAAAGATCTAAACCAGATATAATATTCATATATGCTTGAGGGTTTTTATCTTGCAAAGTAAATATCTTATCAGCAACACTATTTAATTTACTCATAAATCCTTTATCTTCTTTTTCTGCATAAGCTTCATTAAGTTCTTTAATTTTTCCTAATTTTGTAATTTCTTTGTTTGCTTTTATGTTTGCTTTTTTTCTGTCAAATGCACCTAATGAATTTTCATTTTGATTAGTTGTTTCTGTATTTGTTTCTAATGTAGGTTCATTAAATCTAAAACCGCCTATAGCATAAGGATTTTTTTCTGCTGCTTTTGCTAGTCTAGGATCAACTTGACCTTCACCATATCCAACAGTTGCAGGTTGTGTCATTTGTGATAATGATCCTAATGCTGCTGTTCCAAGTAATCCAGGGAACATAAATCCTCCACCAAATTTTTCTACTGGTAAAGTACCACCTCTTTTATCTCCAGGGCCTACATCTAAAGCTCCTGTTGAACCATAGACAGGCATAGATGAAAATGATCCACCTCCTGTTGAAATATCTTTTATATTTAATGGTATTATTGGGTTAAATCCTGTTGACATAATAATCTCCTATAATCCTAATAGTCCACCGAGACCACCAAGTATTGCACCTGCGCCTCCGTATCCAAATAAATCACCAAGTCCATACCCAGCTTGTGCGCCTCCAAAAGCACTAGTCAATGGACTAGGTTGTTCAGCATATCTTATGCCTGGCATTTGCATACCAGCTGCACTAAATATAGGGCTAGCAAATTGTGCTAGTCTTTGATATGGAGCTTGTTGTTCAAATTGAAATCTATTAATACGATCTTGTAAGTTTCTAGCAGCAAGATCTTCATATGCAGAACCTACTCCACTAATACCAGATATACCTGCTAATCGTCTTTCATCCATAGCAGATTGTAATCCAGGTAATGCTTGCGCACCTTGCATCATTCTAGCAATTCCAGATTCTCTAGCTTGTTGCTGACGGGTTATGTCAGCTTGAGATGCACCATATTGTCTTTGTAATTGAGATTCAGTACCGCCATACATTCTTTGTAATGCTGACTCTTGACCTTGTTGTTGCCTAGCAATATCAGATTGTAATGCTTGTTGAGTTCTATTTAATGCTCCAGATCTAGCTTGTTGTTGTCTAATAATGTCTGCTTCTCTTGCAGATAGTTCTCTAGCTCTTTCTGCTTCAGCAGCACTTTGAGCTATAGGTGCATATGCTTGTGTAAATCCTCTAGCAGCAGCTTGTTGTGCAGCAGGACTAGTTCCTGTTCTACCTTGACCACCAAATTGTGAGGCAATATCACCCATAACATCAGAACTAATACCAGCTCTAACATCTCTTAAATAATCAGCTTGTGGTGCTAACTCACCATATGCCTGTCTACCTGTATAGGCATCACCTAATCCTAATCCTGATCTACCTGTATAAGCAGATCCCATACCTCCAGCAAGTCCCATGCCTGCACCAAGACCTCTATTCATATAGGCATCAGGCATAACACCAGTAGCAAATCCACCTAGTGCTGTTTCAGCTGTATTATACAAACGACTTGGGCCAGTCATTTCAAATCCTAATCCTTTTGATAAATCTAATCCTGCTTGTGTTTCAGGTGCAAAAGGAATTACAGTTGAGCCAGGATAATATGATTTACCAACATCACTCGCATATAAACGAGCAGCTTCTGACATTATATCTTTTACATAAGGTTCAGCAGGTTCATATACTCCACCCCCTGTTTGTATTACTTGTGGATCATCTCCTCCGAATGACATATGTTAGTCCTCCAACTTTCTTTCTAATAAATAGTGTGTTATTTTATAATCATGTTTTTTAAGTATGCGTGACCAACCTGGTCGAGCATATGTTTCTAGATGAGTACACCCTTGTTGTTTAGCATAATCTTCTAGTGTAGTAATTTTATCTTCCCAAGATCTTTTATTCTTGCCAGTAGCTATAAATATATTTAATGATTGAGTATTACTACGTTTAATTATCTTAGTTACAATACAACCTTGATATTTGTTTTTTCTTTTTTCATTCCATAAAATCCATAACTGAGCTTTGCCCTCATATAATTGTTTCTGTACATCTTCTAAGTTATAGTGATTACCAGAATGTTGTAATGCTTTATCAATCGAATCATTAACAAATGGTTCAACTGATTTAATATTTTCTGTAGGTATAAATACAGGTACTGTCATTCAATTTCTAAGTAACTACATACAACATGAAGATCATTTGCATTCTCTGCTTGTATCTTTAATTCTTCATCTGTATTCATTACAAGTGAACTTGTTAATAATTCTGTAGTTGTTTTAGCAGCAATATCTTTTTGTTTAAATAAACTAAATACATCATTACTTGTATTTAATAAAGTAACAGTTATTTCACAAGCATTACTAGCATCATCATTAGAAACTAATAAAGATTTTACAATACTAATTGTATTAGCTGGTACTGTATATAAAACAGTATTATCAGTAGTTGTTAAATCAACTTTACTATTCTTGTATGTGTGAGCCATCTTCTTCTACTCTTTTCCAAAATTCATCTAATGCATTTTCATGTTCGCAGTTAGAACATTTACATATAGCACATTGTCCATTGTTTCCACAATGACATTCGTGATTACAATTTATGCAAGAAACCATGCAGCTACCTCCTGATTTTCAGAGTTATGATATCTTACTAATTGATTAGTAATATCCTCTGATACTAATTGATATTCATAT